CATGTTTTGATGGCTATTTTTTTCTAAATATTCTTGTAGCATATTAATATATTTATTTTTATTTTCATTTGAAATATAAATATTTCCTATTATATCAGTAATTAATTCTTCGTATAAAGAAATTGTTGTTAAGATATTATCGTATTTAATATTGTATTCGCGAACAACAGAATTTTTTATTGCCTCAATTGTTTCATTTTTAGGTAAACCATTATCAACAACATATCCCCTTAAACGATTAAGTACCATTAAATTTGCATCTTTAATTTTTTTGTTATATTTTCTTCTATTTTGTATCATTACTATAGCATTAGTCAATAGAAACACAATTATTCCGCTTATAATACTTACTACCCATGAATTAGATAAAAATTCTTTCATATGTAATTATCTCCAAATAATAGACAATTGGTACTTATATTTTATATATCGACATTTTTCTTTATATTTTTATATATTTCAAACATATTCTATAACACCAAGATATTCGCCCACTCAAATAATGAGATTCCAATTCTCTTTATGTTTTTCCAGACAACATCATGGCTGTCTTTTTTAATTGAACCACAAATATTATAACATAAATTCCAAAAAATGAAAGGATGGTGGTAAAATTCCAAGAAAAAAATCACAATCATCTGGCAATAAACCGTTGCCAGCCAATCAGCAAAAAGGGAAAAAAGAATGTAGCTTTTGCCACAATCATAAAAAGCTAACAGAGTTTTATATAAGCAAGAGTCCATTATTTTCAGTGGATTGTCGTGTTCCTGTTTGTAAAGACTGTGTAATTAATGAGTCTTTAAATGCAAACGGAACTGTAAATGAATTGGAATTAAATAAGATATTAAAGAAAATTGATCGTCCATATTATAAAGACTTAATCGAAAGCGCAATAAATGGATTTAAAAAAGAACATTCATATGTTGAAGATGATAAAGTTATATTTTACGGAAAAGAAATTTTACAACGATATTTTCGACTAATAGCCATGAGGCAGGATAGAGACAAGTCATATGAAGACTCTGAAAAAGATGATTTCGTCCATAAAACAAGTAATACCCCACAAAGTACAAAAGAAAAAATCGCTCAAAAATACGCAGATATAAAAGATAATAAAACATATCAAAATGAGCAACAAAAGCAAAATACAGATGTCAAGTGGACTAAAGAAGATAAACAAAATATGAAGTATATCATATCTAAACTTGGTTATGATCCATTTGAAGATGTTGGATTAGATGAATTTGATAGAAAATATTGTTTTAATTTATTATCTGGGTACTTTGATACTCCTGGAATATTGGAAGACGGACATAAAAAGCAATGTGTAATTGAAATAACTATGTCCTATTGTCAGTGTCGGAAAATCACTGATGAACTTAATACAGAACTTTCAAAACCAGATTCCAACGAAAAAAGAATAACTTCTCTAACAAATGCTAAGTCCTCTCTTCTATCCTCTATAGCAACAATAGCGAAGGATAACAATATTTCTTCCAATTATAATAAAAATTCTAATCAAGGACAAGATTCCATATCTTCCATGATGAAGGAAATGGAGAAGAATGGTTTTCAAGAAATTCAAGTGAATTTATTTGATATAAAAACAAGTGAAGCGTTTAAGCAAATAGATGATATAAGCAATCAGAATATTGCAAATCAGCTTACACTTGATAACAACGAATACAGTGATATTGTCAAAGAACAAAGGGATATTATCAAAAATCTTGAATCAGAAGTTGATCGACTAAAAGAGGAAAATAGAAATCTTAAAAATAAAATAATTGATTTAGAAAACAAAAAGAGGTGACATGAATGGAAATATATAAACCAATGTCATCTAAAGAACTAAGTCAACGAAAAATTGAAGAATATTCTAAGATGTCTCGCATAGTTCAGTGGGGGCGAAAAAATCCCGTGAAATTTTGCGAGACTTTTTTCGGGCTAAAATTAATTGATTATCAAGCATATTGCTTTATGCGAACATGGATAGTTCAATATGCATTATGGGCTGAGTGTCGTGGTGCAGGAAAAGATACTTTGGCGGCTGCTTATTTCATGACAAGATTATTACTTATTCCTGATTACAGTTTATATATTAGTTCTAATACATATGCGCAGTCTGTAGAGTCTTTTAATAAGCTACGTGATATTGCTTTAAAGAGAATTCCAAATTTTAAAAGTGCAACGGATATATTTGCAAGGGAAGTAGATAAGACTGGCAGTAATAGCGAAACAGGCTTTTTACAGGCTCCTACTTGTAAATTTAGAATATATAATAACTCAAAAATGGAAGCATTATCTTCCAATCTTGAAGCTATTCGTGGTAAACGTGGAGCTGTATGGTTTAATGAAACCGCTTGGAAAACCGCTGAAGAATTAGCTGTTGTAGAAAATTTTGCGAATGTAGATTCCAGTTTTTCAACTTCCACTGAAAAAGTAAGGTATATTGAACCACAGCAAATGCCGTTACAGATTTTGTATACGTCCAGTGTCGGTGATGTAACATATCCATTTTTCGATAAATACAAAACATTTTATAAAAAGATGTTGGTTGGAAACAGCAATTATTTCTGTTTTGATATAAATGCTTATGATGTCTTATATCACTCTACTATTGATGGCGTTCCTATCAAATCTCATCTTACCGAAGATAAGATTATGAAGGATATAGAAGAAGATCCTGATAATGCAGATGTCGAGTTATTTAATAAATTCAGAAAAGGCGGCGGTTCTAATGCAGTTGTCACTATGGATGAACTTATAAGAAATTCTACAACACGTAAACCACTTCTATATAATTACACTGGAAAAAAGAAGTTTATATTCTGTTATGACCCAGCACGAAATTTTGATGGAAGTGTTTTGTCAATTTTTCAAGTGATTAACGATAAAGACGTTGGATATAAATTACGACTAGAAAATGTCGTATCTATGGTTGATCAGAATGCTAAAAACAAAACTCCTCTTCCAATGCCAGCGCAGTTAGAAATTATTAAGGATTTAATGATTAAATATAATGGAGAGCGTGCTGCTGAATGGGAAAATATTGAATTTTACATTGATGCCGGAAGCGGTGGTGGTGGAATTAGTGCAGTTGCCGATCAGCTAATGGATGATTGGACTGATAAGTATGGTGGAAAGCATAGAGGAATTATAGACCCAGACCATAAACAATATGAAACTGCAAGGAAAAAATATACTAACGCAATGCCAATAGTTCATCTTGTAGATCCTCAAGGATATAAAAAGATAATGTATGATGCTATTTCTAAAATGGTAAAACTGAATCTTATAGAATTTGCCAATTATGAAAACAAGGATTATATAATTGTTGGAAATAAAGATGGTGGATTTGATACAGTAAAGCTTACACAAGATGAACAGTTAGCATTAGCACAAATGCATATTGCAAAGCTGCAATTATCATATATGTGTCGATATGACACTCCTAATGGTGGTGTTACCTATGAATTGGCAAAAGACAAAAAGGGGCATGATGATCATGCTTATACAATGGCAGAAGGTGGATATGCTCTTGCAGTATTGAGAAGGTCTGATTTGCTTCAAAAGCCTAAACAATCAAACAGGAATGTCTCCTCTCTCACTGCTCTTGCACGAAAGCCAAAATTATACTCTCATTAGAAAGGCGGTGATAAACATCGAAGAAAATACAAATAACAACGGAGCAATAAAAGAACAGTTTCAAGAAGATAAAAAGAATGTGGATAATTTTCTTAATGGGAAATCACCGACTTTCAATTTCAGTTCATTAAAGCGCATTATTTTGTCAGAACTTTCATACAAAGGTGCTTTCAAATATAATCGTATTTGTGGATTTACGCGAAAACAAATACTTAATATGTCTCAATATCCAGAACGATATGGAAAAAATATTGTAAGACTTTCTAGGTATATGTATTTAAAGAGTGGTTATTATAAAAGACTTATAGATTATTTTGCGAATAGTGCTATATTAAACTGGACTGTCGATTTAGAACCAAAAACGGTTAAAGCATATTTGCCAGATGAAAAGTTATCTAAACAAATAAGAATAAACTATTATAAATATGTTGCTCAGGTAAATAAGTTTAAACTTGAAAATCATATTACTGATATTATGCGTAGGCTATTTGTTGACGATGCTTGCTTTGCATATATAGTAGAAAATGATATTGAAACCTCTATATACTTTTTAGACCCAATGTATTGCGAAATAAAGAAAAATATTGGAGGAAATGTATTTGGATTTGCAGTCAATAGAAGTTTAATTGATAATAATATATACGAAACATTGCCATCTGAATTACAAGAGCTAATTGAGCAGTCTAAGGAAATTTCATTAAACAATATGGTCATGATCCCCTATGAAAATTCTTTATGTATTAAATATCATAATGATTTTACATATTTATATAGTCCTTTTCTGGGGCTTGTAACTGAAATATTAAATATAGATGATGCAAAAGATTTATCTAAGGCAAAATCTGAGTCTGATGCTTATAAATTGATATATCTTAAAATACCCACAAATGATGACGATCAGATTGCTATGGGTGATGAGATTATCATTGATTTTACTCGAATGGTTAAAGATGTAGTCCCAGAGACATATGGAGTAGTTCCAGTTCCAATGGATTTGGAACTCGTAGAATCAAAATCTACTGTTGCAGATGATGTAAATAAAGTTGAGCAGAATGTAGAGAACTATTATAGTGAGGCGGGAGTTTCGAAAGCACTTATCTCTTCTGCATCTAGTGGATCTGAATTGAAACTATCTATGAAAGTCGATTCATCGGACATATATAGAATATACAGACAATTAGAAGCCTGGGTTGATTTACAAATGAAATTGCGTAGCTATATATATCCAGATTATCAGTTTGCGTATAATATCATACCAACAACAATTTTTGATGTAAATGACAATATTGATTTACAGCTTAAATTGGCACAAGCATCTGTTGTAAACAAAACAAAACTCGCTGCTTCTAGCGGTATAAATCCAGCCAAGATGTTAGGGAATACTATATTAGAAACATCTATTTTGGGAGATATTTTTAATAGCTGGCAACCATTAAAATCTTCATATACTCAATCAGAAAGTGATTCCGATGAAGGCGGCAGACCAATGATGGACGAAACCGAAATCAGTAAAACCACAGATGTGCAAAGAGGTAACGATTCAAACAAAACAGATAATCGTATCTAAGGAGTTTATATTTTGGAATACTACTATGTTTATAATAGAAAACAAGCTTTGTTTTTCATACAAAATGGCGCAATACCTATTGATATAGGTGTTGGAAAACATCGTGATGTATATCATAAGTTTGTCAGAGATAATTTGGTAGAAAAACTCAATGATAAATGGAGAAATAATAAAGAGTAATAGTTCTGACTATTACTCTTTATTTATTTTGATTTGAAAACGATATGAAGGAGAAAATTTGATATGAAAACTACATATAATAGTTTGAGTAACGAAGATTTTTTACTACGACTACAAAAATATGACGATAGTATACCATTAGAGAAATATAAAGGTATTCATCATTATATGAGGTTCAAATGTAAAAATAATCATATATGGAAAGCACAACCAAATAATATTTTTCATGGTCAACACTGTCCTTACTGTTAGTAACAAAAAAATTTTGGTATGGTTTAATGATGTTAATACAACCCATCCTAATATATCTAAATTATTTGTTAATGAGTATGACAAAATAACAAATAAAGCAACTTCTAATAATAAAGTAGAAATGAAATGCCCAAATTGTGGAAATGTATCTAATAAAATAATTAAAAATGTATATCTTAGAGGATTTTCTTGTTCATATTGTTCTGATGGTATAAGTTATCCAAATAAGTTTATTAGAAATCTATTTAAACAATTAAATGTTAATGCAGATTTTGAATGGAATCCAGACTGGTTAAAACCATATTATTATGATTGCCATTTTATTCATGATAATAAGGAATATGTTGTTGAAATGGATGGTTCGCTAGGACATGGGAACAAAAATTTTGATGGTTCTAATAATATTATTAATACAGATTATTTAAAAGATAATTTAGCCAAAAAGAAAGATATTGAAATAATTAGAATAGATTGCAATTATCCAAGGTTGCATAATCGCTTTGACCATATTGTAAGTAACATATTAAATAGTAAACTTTCAATTATTTTTGATTTAAGTACAATAAATTTCGAAGCATGTGGTGAATTTGCATTATCTTCTTTTGTGGTAGAATGCGCAAAATTATATGTTAAAGGATTTTCGTCTTTAGAAATACAAAATGAATTAAAATGTTGTGTGTCGTCTGTATATAATTGGTTAAATCAAGCAACAGAAATTGGACTCTGTAAATATTCTAAACTTGAAATGATTCAAAGGTCAAGAAAGAATATATGTAAACCAGTAATGCAATTTTCTCAAGATGATACATTTATAAAATTATATTATTCAATTCAAGAAGCACAAAACAAAACTGGTATTAATAGAGTTTCGATTTCAAATTGTTGTAGAAATATAAAGAAAACTGCTGGAGGTTTTAAGTGGAAATATTACGATCCAAGCCAACCAGATAAATCCAAAATCATAGCATAACCGTATTTGAGAAAGTTGGTGATATTATATATGGGTGAAGTATTGATTTTAGACCAAGTAAAAGCAGATACTCTTCTATCACTTGGTTTTAAATATACAAAAAGAAACATTGATAATAAAGAAGTATTCGTATTTATACAGACGAATGAACTCATGAAGGAACTGAACTCAAAGTTTGAGCAAGGTTCTTTTTTATTGAATTCTAACGTTTGTTTTTGATTTTTATAGGAAGGAGGAAATCAATAATTGAAGTTTAATAAAAATCAGACATTGGGATTTACTTCAAAGTTATCTAATTTTGAAATTGTCAATCAGGAATTTATTAGATGTAAATGTTATATGCTTGCCACTGGTGATAATGTGAATGGTTCTGATATTACATTAGAAGCAGTCCAAAAAGCTATGGCAAGAGGTGAATTTTATAACAAGCCTGTGATCGCCCATTTGTATCAAGATCCAGAAGATAATAATAAATGGAGAGTCGGCGGACATGATTCTAAGTGGATTATTACAAACACTTCATTTGATATTGTGAATGAATGTATCCCATTTGGATGTATACCTGAAAGTGCTAATTTACAGCTAGAAGAAGTTCTTGAGGCTGATGGCGAAACAATGAATACATATCTAACATGCCAGATTATCTTGTGGACTGGTCGGTATAACATTATGGATGCAGCTTATAGTGATGATATTTATTTTAACCAAAGTTGTGAGCTATCAATTAATGAGTATCATTACAAAAACAATGATGTTCTTTCCATAGATGATTTTACTTTTAGTGCGTTATGTTTACTAAATAAATCATCTGATAATTCAAAGAATGTTCGCCCTTGTTTTCCATCTTGTAGAGTTGAGAAAATGAAGGCTTTTTCTATTGATACAGATAAATTCAAACAGAACTTTGAACTGATGTTAGAAAAATTAAAACAATATGAATCAGACGGTACAAGCACTTCTGCTACTGCCTCTGTTCAAAATAACACAACAAATAATAATCCACAAATGGAAGGAGAAAACAAAATGGATTTGACTAAGTTTACCACTCTTCTTTCAGATATTAAATGTGAAGGTAACGACTGTATGAAGTATGAACTTCTATCAGCAGATGAATCAAAAATTTATGTGCTTGATAAATAAAATGGATGCAGAATTTTTTCTGTTGAGTATGTTATGTCAAATGATGATCCAGTCATCAATTGGAAAACAAAGACAGAAGGTGATATTACTTTCACTGAAAAATCTGAAGAAAAAGACTCTAGATTAACAATGATTTATAATGAGTTAAATGAAAGCTTAGCTAAGAAACATGAAGCTTTATTTAACGAAAAACTTGAAGAAAAATTACAAGAAGTGTCACAACAATTTGAAACAAAAAACAAAGAATTACAAACTGAATATGACACACTTAAAACAGCATATTCTATTGCAAAAGAAAAACTTTCTATATATGAAGCTGCAGAAAATGAAAAGGTTAAACAAGATCATATTGAAGCTGTTAAATCAACTCTGGAACGATTTGAAAAGAAAATCGGTAAATCTCCAGAGTTTATTTATTTTAAAGCAAAACTTGGTGATTATGAAACGATTGATATTGAGAAGTTAGATAAAGATCTTACATTAATGTCTGGTGAAATTCTTATTAACTCTAATAAAAATAAGATGTTCTCATATACTCCAACTTCAACCAATGTAAATAAATATAGCACAGAAAATGAACTCACAAGCAGATACGGACATTTGCTTGATGGTTTTGTAGATTAAGGAGGATTTTAAATATGGCAAAACATGGTATTGCTGAATCAACAAAGTTACATGGTTGCATGAATGTTAGTTTCATAGCAACTGAGGATATAGATAATGGTTCTATTGTTGCAAACGGTGGATTAGCTACTGGTTATTCAGATGTATATACTGCTTCTAAGCCAACTAAAGCAGATAAGGTTTATATCGTAATTCATCCTGTGTATGGATATGATGAAAGACTTGCTGAAGAAAAGAATGAAGATAACTATACGAATGAATCAGGTAAGATTTTTAGAACTTATGAACTGAAGACTGATAGAAAATTCAAGGTTTCAAGTAATATGATTAAAGCTATTGACGAGTCAACGCCTGTAAAAACTGGTCAGTATGTGGTTGCTGATGGTACATATAAAATGTCTGCTGTTGTATCTGCTCCAACTGATGCAAATTTCGTAGGTATTATTGAATCTATTGAAGAAACTGGATTTCCTTATTTCGGAAGTTCCAAAGGAGTACAAATTTCTGACAGGGGATATGTATTTGATACAAGAATCTTAAAAGTAAAAATTCGAGTGATTAAAAATGATTAATTCAGAAGGGATAAAATATTATTATGTATAGTAAAGAAGAATTGTTACAGATGAGCACTCTTATAAGAGATGCTGTTACAAATAGGATTGCTACGTTTTCTAATGAAAAAACTGCAAAAAATGTAGATGAAGCAATTAGAAAATTTCATAGTGAAATTTTAGGTGGTGAATTAGATTGGCAGTCTTGGAGAAATAACAAGAATGCCATTTTTACTATTTGGGAAAATGTTTTGAAACCAGAACTCCCAGAAGCATGGAAAACTTCACCATTTTATAAGAAGATGTGCGAAGTAAAAAATGGTGCTATTGGAGAGAAAAACGCATTTGCAGTTAGAGATAAATCATATCTTGCTGCAGCAAAATTTTCTGGCGGTACTTGGGATGTTGAATATCAGAAAATTGGGCGCGCTAAAGATATTGCAATTGATACCGAATGGTCTTATGTAGCATGTTATGAAGAATTAGATAGGTTTCTTAAAGGGTATACTACGATTGTTGAAATGTTGAACGAAGTTCGTGAGGGATTTGCGGTTGATATGGATAACCGTATTGCTACAATATTTAATGGAATGGGTGCATATCTTCCTTCTCAATTTGTTCAGCAGGGAACTTATGATAAAGATACCTTAATTGACATGATCAGACGAGTACGTACTGCTAATAGAAAGAACACCGTTGTTGCAGGATCTCAGAGGGCAGTTAGTAAAATTGCAGAAGGGACTAATGCCAATTGGATCTCTAGTGCCGCAAAAGATGAATTAGCTACCAGCGGCGTAGTTGTAAAGAATACTGGTATTGGATGTGATGCAATTATTATTCCCGATTCTTTTATTCCATTTACATATGAATTTGCTGGTGCTGATGATACTCTTTATGTATTACCTGATGAACAGATTATTAAAATTTTCTATGAAGGTGATGTTCGTTCTAAAGAAGCACATGAAGAAGAGGAACATGACCAGACAATTAGAATTCAATTCCAGCACAAAGTTGGTGTTGAACTTGTAACTTCTGATTTGTTCGGAAAATATACAATTGCATAAGCATAGAAAAACTATTTTGAAGTGGTGGTTTATTATCACCACTTCTTTTATTAAGGAAGTCAAATATGGGAAATAGCAAATATTTTTATTGTTATTCTTATAAATTGATGTGTTTTTTAAAATCTTATGGATTTAGATATGTGTTTAAAGGTAAAAACTCAAACAGTAAATCAACTTATTATGCTTTTAAAAAATCAGTAGATTTAGATAACGTAATCATACTATGGAATACAATAAAATATAAGTTAAAGGAGCATAAAGAATGAATTATAAAGAACTATCTTTAGATGAATTAAAAAAAATTGCTAAAGAAAAAGGAATTATTGTTGGTAATAGTGGACAAGAAAAAATTATAGAAAAACTTAAAAAAAATGACTTAGAGAATAGTATGCAATTATTAATTGATGGTTCAGATATTAAAGGTGATATTTCTAAAGATGAAATTAATAATGATACTATTAGAAATGAATCAAAAAATTCCATAGAAAACACAAAGGGAAATGTAATTGGCGCAATAAATGATATTGTTTCAGATTTGGAAGATTTTGAAGAGTCAGATGAAAAAGATAATTCAATTGAAGACATAGGTATGAATGAAGAAGTTCCTTGTATGAGTATTCAATTTGGTGGAATCGTATACACCTCTCCTATAACTGGTGCAACATATAAATGGCACAAAATAGGTGATGTTGAGTATTTAACAATAAAAGAGTTAACTTCTATGAATAACTCAAAACCAGTATTTCTAAATAGACCGTGGATTATTTTACAGGATATTCGTGCAATAAATAAATTTAGACTTATGTCTAAATATGAAGAAGTTGCAAAGGTCAATCAGTTAAAAAAATTATTCGCAACAGGTGATAATAAGCTTATTGAAAAGACAATTGAAAGTGCACTGAAGTCTGGAATGCGTGAAGTTGTAATTTCTAAAGTACGTACAATGTACAATAATGGTGTTTTAAATAATACTCATATTATAAAACTACTTGAAGACAAATTACGATTTGAAATTGCAAGCAATTAGCAAAGCATACAGGTGACTTATATGGCTAATATTACTACTTTTCGGGAACTAGCAGATTCTGTATTTTTAAAAATTAAAGATTTAGATTTAGCACAGCTTCCAGAAGATTTGGCCTATCAGATTATTAAAAGTTATATAAAATCAGCATGTATCGCATTCCAATCATGCAATAATCAAAATTTATCTGATAGAGATGATGAATTAGAACAATTTAATTTTAAACTTAACGACGTAAACTTTGAAATATTAAGTGAATATATGATCATCAAATGGTTAGATTCTCAAATTCTTACCACTAATAATTTAAAAGCCAGATTATCTTCATCAGATTTTAAATCTTTAAATCTACATAATCAATTATCTAAATTAATAGAACTTCGATCCATGTATAAATCAGAAATTGATCAATTAGCGATTAATAATTCCTATAAAAATTCTAAGCTTTTTCATTTAGTTTCTAGTAGAAAGCGTGTTTAAAGATGAGTTTTCAATTAATGAAAGAACGTATTAAGCAAAGCGGAGTCACTCTTTATCATGAGCAGATCAAAGATGCACAAGATATTCTGAAATATGGTTTTTGTGATGATGTATCATATAATCCAAATATAGTATCTTATAATTCTAATAATGAAATACCTATTAAAATCTATGATCAGAAATTCAGTGCTTCATATGGAGTAACAGCAAAGTATTTAACAATGCATAATAATTTCATAGAACTTGGTCAACTTTTATATGATAATAAAAAAAAAGAATATTGGATGTGTATAGAATCTTATGAAGTATCAGGTATACACAATGAAGGGAAATTGGGAAAATGTAATAGATTTTTGAAGTGGCAAGATAAATATGGAAGTATAAAAGAAATTCCTGCAATTATAACAACAGCATCTAAATATAATAATGGAGAAAATGGAACTGAGATAGTCTATATAGGTTCTGACCAATTAATGATTTTTCTACCATTAAATCAAGATACCATTCAATTAGATAGAAATATTAACTTTTTAATTGATGAAAACAAAAATAATCCAACTGTATACAGAATAACACGCGTTGACACAACTCTTTATACATATATGGGTAAAGGTTTTATTTCTATTATTGTTACAGAATCGCAGTATAAACCTTCTCAAAAAGAAATAGAAATAGGTGTATGTCATTATATAGAAATGGACAACTCTACTCCACCTCCTTTAGATATTGACAATGAAAAGAAAGATTTAATAGCTAATATTTCTGGGAGCAATCAAATAAAAGCAGGTATTCCACGTACTTATTCTGTTAATTTTACTGATAAGAAAAATAATAATATAGACTGGAATAACATAAATTTTTCCTGGAATATAGTATCTAATTTTAATGTTAACTTAGATAAAAGTGGTAATTCAGTTAAATTATTAGTAAATGACGATTCACTTATTGGTGAATCTTTTTTATTACAAATTTATATTGATAATAAATTAATAGAAGAACTTGAAATTTTTATAATTGATGTTATTTAAAAGGTGGTGTTTCATATTTCTAATTTATATGATGCTTCTATGTATAAATACAAAATTATAAATCTTCTTCTAAAAAATAGAGATTTTATTACTGTAATTAATCCTGTTTCAGATTCTAAATGCGAATATTTGGATGATATTGAAATTCTATTAGGTGGAGAATGGATTTACGATGGTGTTAAATGTGTAGAAAGCGGACAAGTATTTGATTATAATTTCGTTGAAGATACAGTCATAAAAGAAAAAACGTTTGTGTTTGTAGAGACAGATATAGATAACGTTAGTAAAAATTTATTTACAAATTTCAACTTGTATGTATGTATCTTTAGTACAAAAGGACAAATTAGAATTACTGATAAAACAACCCCAACAGTAAATCAAATAAAAGATATGGGATACTATGTGGGAACATACGCAAATAGAATTGATATATTATGTGATATTGTAGATAGAATATTAAATGGAACAAATAAAATTAAAGGTATCGGAGAAGTTCAACCAGCAGATCGAGGATATTGTACAATCTACTATCATAATAATAAATTCTATGGAAAATGTTTAAAATATAAAATAATGAATTATAACGAGGATGATTTCTGTGAAAATTGATAAAGATTTTCTCTATCCATATAATATTTTTAATGAACCTTTTAAATACAACGAGCATATTACTTTATATCCTGTAACCATGAAAGATGTATTAAACTTTCAACCATTATCACAATCAATAATTATAAGAAAAAATAGTACATTCCGTGAAAAAAAAATAGTAAAAATGACATATCTTGATTTTTTAATTTATTGCTTAGGTAATGATGAACTTGAAGAACAATATAATATTACAGGATTATCACAATATTATATTCTTGCGATGTATCTATTAAAATTATGCTGTCCAGATGCAGAGATTACAATCAACGAACAAAATGGATACTATATCATAAATAACGAAATCATAACTCCTCAAATATTTGATGACTTAAGACGAATTATTATTATTCAAAATGATATTGATTTTGATATTGATGATTTTTTAAATTATGATACAGAACAAAGACTATTAAAAGCCCAAAAAGATAATAATAAAAATTTGAAATCAGCAAATATGGAAGATTATATTGATTCATTAGTTATCGCAATGAATATAACTGAGAAGCAGATAATGGATATGACTATCCGTAAATTTTGGAGATATATCAAACGATATCAGTTATATGAAAGTTATAATATAATGAAAACTGGTGAATGTAGCGGAATGATATCTTTTAAAGAACCAATCGAATACTGGATGAATGGTTTTGATGATAATGATGACAAATTTAGTTATCTTAAATCAGACGAACAAAATATGACAAATAAAATAAACAATGCAAACAATTAGAGCAGATTAACTGCTCTTTTTTGTTTATAAATTCTATATAAGAAAGGAAAATTAAATGCCAAATAATTTAGACATACTTAAAAAAGCTAATAGTAAAGCCAAAAACTTCTTAGTTTCTACGGCTGACTTTGCATTATTTTTCAATGAAATGTTAGCTTGTACTGGTACTGTAAACTTAAATACTTCTATCGAAGTAACAATGCAAGAGCAGAATATTAACGCAGGTAAAGGTAATAAATTAGTTTATTCTTACAAATATGGTCGAGAAATGAACATTACTCTTGAAGCAGCTAATTGGGATCTTCGTTACCTGGCTGTAAACCTTGGTAAAGATATTAATGTTAAACTGGATGATGCATATGATATTTACAAATGTGTAACTATTAATGATGGTATTGGTATATTGCCAAATACTCCTATCGGAAATGTTGATGTAGAAATTTCTGCTGATAACGCTATTAACGTTGTTCCAAACGGAAACACTATTGATTTAAAACCATATGGTATTGAATCAGGTACAGTAAATGTTACATATAAGTTTAGAGAAATGAGTCAAACAATTGTTATTGATGCAGAAACTTCTCCTAAAGTATACAAGCTTATTCTTACTGCAGACAAGCACAATAATAAACTTGGAAAAGTTGGTACAGTTGAAATTGAAGTTCCTTCTTTCCAGCCTAGTGGAAATTTTAATATTGAATTTACTCCAGATGGTGTTACATCAACATCAATCGAAGGAAAGGCCCTTGCTGTTGAAGGAGATACCTGTGATTCTGGAAATGCAGTATATGCTTATGTAAGAGAACGAAGTGATGAAGAATACAAAATTATTGTGTCTGAAATAGCTGGAACACCTGGCGTAATCGAATTAGATTCTACAGATAAGACAAAGATTGTCACTATTTCTGTAATTGGTGTGAAAGGTGCAATGTATAGCAATATTGAGCTGGATAATACTGATTGTACGTTTGTCAGCGACACACCTTCCGTTGCAACTGTTGACACAGATGGTATTGTAACTGCAGTATCAGCAGGAACAGCAAAAATTACAATTACTTATGGTGGTATTTCTGATGAAATTGATGTAATCGTTGCCTAATAAAATAAATATGAACAGATAGCTTTTTGCTGTCTGTTCATTATGGAGTGAGAATATGAATAACAAAGAAGAAAATTTGAAAATTGATAATGATGATTTAAGTGTATTAATTAATGATTCTAATACAAGCAAAAAAAACAAAATTTCATCAAATAAAAATTACAAATCGCAGAATTGTAAAGTGATTTCATATGATAAAAACAACAAAACTTTAGATGTGCAATTTAACGGTTATGGGATAAGAATTAAAAACGTGTTAAATTTTGACAATACCGTTACTGAAGTATCTATTCTTTATAAAAGCGAAATTGGTAAACCAGATTTTGAATACAAACTTTAGGTGAAATTATGTGTACAAATGCATATAAACAAATATCTGAACGAACAGGTAAAGAAATGATTTTTTGTAAATTACTTGGTAATGAAGGACTATTATCTCAAATTTGTATATGTCAAAGATTTTGTCAAGAAAAAGATAAGTATGTAGAATCTGATCACCCCAAAAAAATATGTAAAAATTATACTAAATAATTGATACGTACAAGAAGGAAGCATTATGAAAAAAATAAATTTAAACGGAATTACAGCAGAGTCCGTAACAGGCGTATTACTTTTGCTTGTTGCATTAATTAATTCTGTTTTACAATTGGTTGGCATTAACGCCCTTCCTATTGAAAATGAAGAAGTAGCTGCAATTGTATCTAGTATTTTTATTATAGTAACTTCTCTATGGAATACTTGGAAAAATAGAAATCTATCTACAGCAAGTCAACTTGCGCAATCTATCACAGACAGTTTAAAAAATGGAGAAATTCTTGAAGAAGATGTAAGAAATTTAATAAATAAAATTAGAAAGTAGGGATCGAATGAGAATTGCATTAACAGTTGGACACTCTTTATTAAAAAATGGTTCTTACACAAGTGCGGATGGAAAAAAGAACGGAGGATGTAATGAATATGTATGGTGTAAGGCTTTTTCAAAACAACTTGCTAAAAATTTAATAAAAGAAGGACACAAGGTAACTTGCATTATTTGTCCTGAAAAAAAATTTACATCATACAAGCAGGAAAAAGATTATAAATTAAATATAATTAATAATGGTAACTTTGATCTTGTAATAGAACTTCATTTGAATGCAGCAACCCCTTCCGCTGAAGGTACGGAAGTGTTATACAAATCTAATACTGGAAAAAAATATGCTGAACAGATTCAAAAACAGCTTGCTACTCTTTTTAGAGACAGGGGTGTTACACATCGTACGGACTTATATATATTAAACGGTACAAAACCCCCTGCTGTTCTACTGGAAACTTTTTTTTGTACTAATTCATCCGATTATAAAAAGGCAAAAGGTCATATAAACAGAAATAAAATAGCAAAACTTGTAGCAAAAGGAATTCAGAATGCTATTTAGGAAGGATGGATTTGTATGAATGAACGAAATATTAAATTTAACAAATGTTAATTATACATCTTTGTTTGTTTCCATAATTACTATTTTAATTGGTATGAAAGCTACTGTATCTATTTTTGAATGGTTTATTAATAAACTTGGTTTAGAAACAAAATGGATGCGAGAAAAAAGACAAAATCGTGAATTATTATTAAAAACTTCTGAGAATTTAATAAAGTTACATGATCGTCATGAAAAAGATATTGACAAATCAGATAAACGAGATGAAGAAATTTATAATGATATCAAAAAACTTACTCAGATGTTTATTGATAAAGAAATTGACGATATGAGATGGGAAATAAATAGTTTTGCTACAAAAGTAGCAGAAGGAAAACCTTGTAATAAAGATAGCTTTACTCATTGTATTCACATATATAAAAAATACGAAAATATATTAGAGGAAAATAATATGGAAAATGGTGAAGTAGAAATATCTATGGAAATTATAAATGATGCATATAAGCAAAAACTAAAAGATGGTTTTTAATATAAAAGAGCGATTTCATAGCGAAGTCGCTCTTTTATTTAGAGAAGTATCTATATGAATACCAATAAATTGATATAGGTATTCCTTGTACCGTAGTGTCAGAGGTTATTGAACTGACATTATATATAACTAATTTATATGGGTCGCTCCCAGATAAAAGTGGTGGTCAAATCTCCTACCACCACTCTGTTCTATTTAAAAATTTTAGGAGATGAATATAGAAGTATATATTGAAACTTAAAATATTTTTTAGAAAAGGAGATTTAAATATGAAAGAAAATTGCAAAAAATGAAGTATTGAAACTCGTAGACGAAGTCGAGATCCTTGGTCACAAAATTAAAATGTATGGAAGTATTGAATTTCCATGGTTTATTGCAAAAGATGTTGCTGAATGGATTGATTATTCTAAAAGATCAAATGGCACATATCAAACTCAGAACATGGTTAAACATGTAGATGATTTAGAAAAGGCTGTTAAAAGTTTTAACACCCTTGGCGGAATGCAGGAAGCATGGGCATTAACTGAAGACGGTTTATATGAATGTTGTATGAGATCGATAAAACCTATTGCAAAAGATATTAAGAGAGAAATAAAAAAATATCTTAAATCTATTCGTCTTACTGGTGCTGCCATTGAACCTGGATTCTCGGAAACGTGACGAGGTAAAATTGTCAACAGCTTGATTTATAAGGATTTCAGTATAAATCCTCGTCACAATCGAATATTTCATAAACATGACGAGGAATGGCTTGTTTCAGGCATTTATGGGCACCTCGTCACGTAAATCCGAGAATCCAGGATTGAAGATGAAAGAAAAACTGTAGACTATTACTTCTCTTCTTTTTCAGATGATTTAAAGACAAAAATATTCAATGAAATGTATAAGAAAAATCAGGAATTAGAAGAAATGTATAATGATCTATTGAATACTGATGGGTTATATCATATGAATATTGTTGCTAAGGAGTTAAAGATAGGAAGAAATACCATGCTATCTTATCTTAGAGGGAAAGGAATTATGTTTTATCAAGATAATTCAAATGTTCCATATCAGAGATTTATGAACCAAAATTATTCGCTGTTGTAGAGACTATTTGTGCTGATGGTAAATACAGACCTGTTACATATGCAACAAAGAAAGGACTTGACTATATTCGCAAACTTCTTAGAAAAGATGGATATTATGATTTAGCAACTGAATAAGTAAATTATTACTCCACTGTCTGCCATTTGGATAGTGGAGTTTCTATGTAAAGATGTGAATAATATAAGTAAAAATATAGGCAAGGTTTTAGAGCAGAATTGGAAAAATTCTATTTCAGACGATGTATTCTATTACCGTCCTCCTGACTCAGCACAGAGTTTTGGTTCAAATCAAAATCTTAGATTTAGTGCGAAATCTCCATGTGATTGTTTTATGTTTAATGGAAATTTTTTATATACTTTGGAGTTAAAATCAGTAGGGACAAAATCAATATCTTTTGAAAGAAAAAAATCTGATAAAGGTGTAATTCATAAACACCAGATTGATAATCTTAATAAATTTTCAC